AAGATAAAACAGCACAAACTTCTTTAAGGCTAGACGAGGAAACTCTCATGCAACTAAAAGCCATCAAACGGATTACAGGCAAATCTATAGCAAAGATATTTAAGCCACTTGTCGCATCAGCATATGGGAGAGCACTAGACCATGAGATCAGTTCACTGGAAGCACAAGAGAAAGAAATAGAAGCCAAACAAAAATACCTAGAGATCAAGATGAAGGCATGGGAAGAAGTCAGGGAAGAAGTAATTAAATTTTAAGCCACACGGCATTTACAATGAGCCTGTATCAAGCAACGCTATTTCATGCAGATGATTCTATCTATGTTGGAGATTATTCAATAAGAAGAATAGATCATAAAGAAGCAATACCTTTTATTTTAAACATTCACTATGCAAAAAGAGTTCCCAGTATAACTTTTGCATATGGGTTGTTTAAAAATAAAGAGCTAAGAGGAATCATATCTTATGGCTCACCTGCTTCTCCATATTTATGTGTTGGTATAGCAGGAGAAGAAAACAAAGATTTAGTAATTGAACTCAACAGGCTTGTACTCAAGCACAACCAAAAAAACGAAGCATCAATATTGATTGGAGCATCTTTTAAGTTATTGCCTAAACCTAAAATAATTGTTTCTTATGCAGATACAAAGGAGAAGCATTTAGGAGTTGTCTATCAAGCCACTAACTTCTTGTTTACTGGTACATCAAAAGCAAGAACTGACATGGCAGGAAAAGAAGGAAAACACTCTAGGCATCATTTGGGAGATAAGACTAAAAGAGTTGATAGAAGTCCAAAGCATAGATACATCTATGTGATTGGAAACAAAAGAGATAAAAAAGGTTTATTAAAGTCCTTAAAATATGATGTTCTTGATTATCCAAAATAACAAAAGGTTTACGATTTGGAATTATTTATGATAATATCTGATAAATTATGACCAATAAAACCGACAAAACAAAATTAACTGACACATTAAAAGCTCTTGTGAGAACTGAATTTGTGCAGGGTGTTGAGTTAGAAACTGGTGAGAGACAGCTTTATACTATAGAGGACTTGATCAAAAAACATAATTTAGCTTCTGCTACTCTTTACAGAGCATCAAGAACAGAAGGTTGGAAGGTTCTAAGAGACCAATATAATCAAGAGCTACAAGAAAAGTTAAATGAAGAAAGACAAAATCTAATTACAAAGGAGTCAGTCAAATGGGATGATGACATATTTCAATCTGCAAAAGAACTTCGTAAACAAGCTATGTATTACTTGACGATTAACAATGAAGCAATGGAAGCCAAAAACAAACCATTTCAACCGAGTCAATTCTTAGCAATAACTAATGCATTATTAACTGCACAAAAATTAGGAAAAATAGCACTTGGAGAAATAACAGAGAATATAAATGTCAACTCAACAATTAAAGAAGCTGAAGGATTCAGAGAAATCATGGAACTCTTGGACGGAGTTAAAACAGAACGCCTTAACAGCGACAGCGATTCATTACACTAGATGGTTAGCAACTGCTCGTAAAAAACAACTAGCTCCTGAAACAGATTGGCACATATGGATGATTCTTGCAGGAAGGGGGTTTGGCAAGACAAGGCTAGGTGCTGAAGATATAGCTATCTATGCTATGCGTAATCCAAATTCTAGTATAGCTGTCGTAGCTCCTACTCATGGCGATCTAAGGAGAGTTTGTTTTGGTGGTGTCTCAGGACTACTAAGTGTCATACCTAAAGAATGTTTTTTAAAGTCTAGTGATCAAAAGGGTTACTCATCAAGTGTATCTGAAATTAGATTGTGGAATGGTTCAAAGATCACAGGTTATGCAGCACAAGAACCTGAGAGACTTAGAGGACCGCAGTTCCACAGAGCATGGTGTGATGAGTTAGCTTCTTGGAGATACCCTGAAGCCTTTGACCAGTTAATGTTTGGTCTAAGATTAGGTGATAACCCTCAATGTGTAATAACCACAACCCCAAAGCCAACAAAGATCATCAGAGAATTGGTGCAAAGAGATGACTGTCATATAACTACTGGAAGCACATTTGAGAATGCAGAGAACCTTGCTGAGTCAGCATTAAGGATGCTTAAAGAAAGATATGAAGGCACAACACTAGGAAGACAAGAGCTGTACGCAGAGATCATAGAAGATTTAGAGGGTGCTCTATGGTCAAACAAGCTAATTGAGGAATCAAGACTGCCTGAAGATACAGAGCAACCCCTCAAACAAATTATTGTAGCCATTGACCCTGCAGTAACAAATAACGAAGATTCAGACGAAACAGGTATAGTAGTGGTAGGCAAAGACCATAATAATGAGTATTATGTATTAGAAGATGCTACTGGAAAGTACAGTCCTGACGGATGGGCTAAGAAAGCAATTAATTGTTTTTACGATTGGGGAGCTGATAGGATAGTAGCAGAAGTAAATAATGGTGGCGATTTGGTGGAAAGACTACTTAGAGGAATGGACTTAAATATTCCTTATCGGTCTGTAAGAGCTACAAGAGGTAAGCTAGTAAGAGCAGAACCTATTGCAGCACTTTATGAGCAAAGGCGAGTTCATCACATTGGTTATTTTCCTGAATTAGAATCACAGATGTGTAGCTATACAGGAGAAACAAAACCAAGTCCTGATAGGTTAGATGCTTTGGTTTGGGGTTTATCTGAACTAAGTAGATCAAAGGGCGAAGTAAACTGGAGAATTAGCTAATGGCAATGTTGGACAATATCAAAAACATCTTTACAGGGAAACCTGAAGTAAAGAATTCAAACATGATGGGTTATTTCGGTGTTGGCACTGAAGACGCAAAGACCTACTCATATCAAGACCTAGCCAAAGAAGGCTACCTAAAAAACGCAATCGTATACAGATGCGTTAACGAAATCAGCAAAGGAGCAAGTGCTGTTCCATTCATTCTAAAGATGGGAGATCAAATCATAGAGGAACATCCTTTGATTGATCTATTGATGCGACCTAACCCTCTACAGTCTTACAGTGAGTTCTTTAACAGCTTATATGGCTATGTGTTACTCAGTGGTAATGCTTATGTTCTTAAAGTTGGTAATGATATGGGAGCACCTAAAGAGTTACATCAATTAAGACCTGACCGCATACAGATAAAGGGTAGTGGCAAAGCTATTCCTGAGAAGTACGAATATGTTGTTGATGGTAGAGTCAGACATACATACATGGTAGATCAAGACAACGGCTTCAGTGAGTTGAAACATGTCAAGCTATGGAATCCATTAGATGATTATTATGGACTTAGCCCAATGAGTGCTGCCGCAGTAGAAGTAGATCAATTCAATATGGCTAGTAAACACAATGTTAATCTTTTACAGAATGGTGCTAGACCTAGTGGTGCGATCATCTTTAAACCACAAGATGACGCAGGGTTTGCGGTTAACTTAACTGAATCACAAAGACAGCAGGTCATTAGTGATATGAATAACAGGTTCACTGGTGCAGGTAATGCAGGTAGACCCATGCTTCTTGAAGGAGACTTTGACTGGAAAGAAATGGGATTAAGCCCTAAGGACATGGACTTCCATACTTTAAAGAATATGGCAGCTACAGATATTGCTTTATGCTTTGGCGTTCCATCACAGCTTGTAGGCGTTCCTGATGCTCAGACTTATGCCAATGTATCAGAAGCAAGACTTGCTCTATATGAAGAAACAATTATCCCTCACCTTAGAAAGATATCCTCTGATCTTAATGAATGGTTAGTGCCATTGTTTGATGATAGGTTAACAATAGAGTTTGATATTGATTCCATTCCTGCACTTTCAGAAAGAAAGAAACGCAACTATGAGAATGTTACCAGTGCTGTTAGAGAAGGCATTATGACTAGAAACGAAGCAAGAGAGTCTCTAGGGTTGCAACCAATAGAGGGTGCGGATGATCTTTATATCTCAGCTAACTTATTCTCTATCTCTGATGGTGAGGTAGAGAAGCCAGTCAACCCAGTTAATGAAGAAGATTTAGAAGACTATGATGATGATGAAACTGATAAAGCTATAGCATTACTTCTTGAAGAAGAAAAAGCCTTATCAGACATAGATACAGTGCCAACAAACTCAATGGCAGAGGAAGCAGCAAGAGGTCTGCAATGGCGAAAAAAGTATAAAAGAGGTGGAACGACTGTAGGTGTGGCTAGAGCCAATCAACTTATGGACAAGGAACGCCTATCCATAGATACAGTTAAAAGAATGTACAGCTTCTTCTCAAGGCACGAAGTAGATAAACAAGCAGAAGGATTTAGCCAAGGTGAGAAAGGTTATCCGAGTGCAGGTCGTATTGCTTGGGCTTTATGGGGTGGTGATGCAGGTTTCTCTTGGTCTACCAAGGTTCGCAATCAAATAGAAAGAGAACAAGGTAACAAAGCAGAAGCAGACAGTCTTAAGGTCGGTGATATGGTCTCATGGGATTCCAGTGGTGGGAGAGCAAGAGGAAAGATCACTAAGATTGTAAAGACTGGAAAGCTACCTGTTCCTGACACAGACTTCACATTAAACGCTACAGAAGATAACCCTGCTGCATTAATAAGAGTCTATCAAGGCGGTGAGCCTTCAGATGTAATAGTCGGACACAGGTTTAGTACTCTTAGAAAAGTCTAATGCGACTAGACCGCAAACAGTTTAATAACTTTAGATTAGGAAGGATTGACGCTAGGAGAGAAGTTAGTAAACAACAGCGAATTAGAAATAATTTAGAAAGAGCTGTTTTCCCAAAAATTAACACCGCATTTAGACAGTTTGTTAACGCTGCTTCTAATGAATATTCAATTCTTGAAGAAATTAATACCGCACAACTAGAAAAAGATTTAAATTCTAAGTTAGAAGTAATAATGCAAATACAGTATGAAAAAATATTTAGAACAATATTTTCTAATAATGAAGAACTTTATTATTTAAATGCAAAAGCTGATGATGTTTTTGTATTTGGTAGATCAGTAGATTTTGAAAGACTGGTTCAAGAATACACAAGGTCTAGAGTTCCTTACTTCACTGGAATGACTACACAACTAGCCAAGGAATTAGAGACTGTTATCTTTAACGGAAGGGCAGACGGACTTAATTTAGATCAAATATCTAGATCAATAACAAAAAAAGGTTTCCCTATATCTAGAAGAAGGGCAAATCTAATAGCTAGAACTGAAACGCATAACGCAGCTTCATTTGCTAACCATGACTATCATAAAAAGGTACAACAAGACTTAGGCACTGAATTAAAAAAACAATGGGTGTCTACTAGTGATCTCAGAACAAGGTCTGCACATTCATCAGCTAATGGTCAATCAGTTTCAATGGATGAGGACTTTATTGTAGGCGGAGCAAGAATGAGCTACGCAGGAGACCCTAAAGGTGGAGCTAGGAATGTAATAAATTGCAGGTGCATTATTATCTATGCCGAACAAGAAGCAGTTATTGAGGATAGTCAAATTGAAAAAGATGATTATGGTGATGTAAGCCCTGAAGAATTAGAGTTTCACAAAAACGCAGACTGGAATGATGGTGAAAGTCCTATTAGAAATACAATACGAAAAACAGGTCCAGTCAGCATTGAACGAAGTCAAGCAGGTGGAGCATATTTTAGGAATAGAACTAAAACTATAAATATGCCTAAAAAATATGGAAGCGTAGATACACCTAAAAATAAAGTGGTATTTAGGCACGAATATGGTCATGCTATTGATGCCGACATAGATTTAAGCAAAATTATAAGCAATGCAGATTTTGTTGATCTTGATGACATAGCGGTTATTAATGCTAACCGACAATTATCAACCCTAGCTACATCACAAATACTTACAGACCGCACATTGCTTTCAAAAATTAATCGTGCAAATAAAAAGAAGTGGGGAAAAGAGGTTGGTGAATTTGGAATAAAAGATTCTTATTATAAAAAATTTGGTTTTAAAAAATCATTAGATGATGATCGGTGGAGAGTAGACAAAAAAGTTCTTGTAAAAAATATTAGAAAAGAGTTAAAAAATACTGATGGATTATTTAACACACAATTGTTAGACGATTTGCTAGGCAAAAATTGGGCTGATGATCTTACTGCGATAATTTACCCTGATAGCAATACTTTTTATATTAACCATGTCCTCAATACCGTTTCACAAATAAAATATAATTACAGCATGAGAGGTACAGAGTCTTTTATAATTGATTTAGCAAGAATAGCAAAGCGTTCAAAAAAAAATACTGCTTATAATGAAATACTTAACTTTTCAGATTTTGTTGGTTCTGTTACTAATAACATAGTATTTGATGGACATCCATCAAGTTATTACAAAAAATTTCCAAGTTTAGTTACAGGCGTTACACAAGCACACGGTTCAGAAGCATTTGCAAATTACTTTTCTTTACTAGGTGGTAAAAACTCTGTTTTTTGGAGAAGATTGCTAGAACAATATACACCTGAAACTATGAAAAAATTTGACGAAATAGTTTTATTTATAAATTCTAATACAACGCCCTAGGTGGTATTTCTTGCTCTAGTATCTCATCAATATCATCAATATTGATTTTAGTTTTGTTAGCAATAGCAGACTCAAAAAACTCAATTAAATCTTTTTTCATAAAATCATCTAAAGGTTTATTTAGCTCTAAAAGATACAGATTACCAAACGCAGGTCTAGTGTCATTAAGCACATTGCGGTATCTCGTAGCTAAACGATTAAGTGCTACATCACCGAAATCATCAATCATAGGAATTTCCATTTTGGAATTTTATCATATCAATGTTAATCAGACCAATCATATCCTTTAGTAAAACCTAGATGTGGTATCTTTCTATTTAAAGAAGACCAGTGTAAAGAAAATGCTTTCTTTAAGACCAAATGGTCAACAAAATGCTCTTGGTCAAATATAGACTCAGGCTTCTCAAAATAATCTTTGTTCCATGACCTTCTAAGCCTTGCAGAGATTATTGTGTTGTAAGTGACATTAGCTAAGTAAATTTCTTCTATGGTGTAGCTGTGATCAAAGATAATTGACTCACAGAAATCTAATGCCTGTTCCAGTGTAGTGCCATCCTCAGTGACCCCATCTAAGATGAGGTCTTTAAGGTCGTTAAGGTTAAATAGTGTTTTCATTATCCTATCATCTCCTCTAATACTTTTTTTCCAACTTTCTTACCATCTAGGTAAGTGTATGCTGAATACTTCTTGTAAGTTTTATTTCTCTTACAAACAACTTTAAGAGTTTTTCCATTAACTTCTTTCTCAGCTTCAGATTCCCAAACAAAAAATCTTTGGTTCTTGTACTCTCTGCCATCCCAAGAAGTTTTAATTTCTATGGTTGCTACTTCATTAACAATGTCAGCAGAAGCAATGTCAGATAACTCTGCAACAACTTTGCTTACAAGATTTGATTCAATTAGAGCTTGACCATGAAACTTCTTTACAAGGTCTTGCAGGAAATGAATATGATCTTCAGACTTATCAATTTTATTTTTTAATTGTCTAGCTCTTACTTCTCTCCAGTAACGAACAAGTTTTTCTTCAGTCTCATAAGAAACTTCATCAACAATAGAAGCAAACTCATCAAAAGTATATTTTACAGTGGTATAACCTTTAGCAATCATCCTGTGATAATCAGTATTATATTTTTCATTTCTTGCATCTAAAAGACCATCAGTCAAATTAAAAAAGCTAGAGCGATACATTAAAGTAACATTTTTACCATCAAGCATATAACCGTAAACAGTTTCAGGAGTCCATGTTTCATTAGCTGATAATTCATTTTGCATATCAACAATGTATTCTTTCAACTGAGATACTGTTTTATCAGCAATAGTTCTGTCTAGTTGTATTGGACGGCTATCAGCACCGCTACAAGTTCCATTAAAGAAACCGTAAGAAACATCATAGCCATGTTTTGCTAAACCATTGTGAGAGTTATCAACAGCCTGCATAGCTCCGCAAACCTGACAATGACCTTTGTGTGTGTGAGTTGTTTTCATTTTTTTTATCCTGCCTAGGGCATCAATTTATTTTATACAGTAATTATATACCCATAATGGGTTCATGTACAACACTTTATTTAATTTATTTAATAACAACTACATCTTGTGCTTCTCAACCCCTTTCTGTACTATATGTAGAATATGCCTATGCGATTAGGCAAGTTTTATAAATAGATGTATGGGAGATGACACTATGGCGAGTGAATATACGGATTCCGAGCAACAATTAGATGTCTGTACCAGTGAGTACAATCAACACGAAGATTCTATAGAGAATGACGAAAAGCACATCATGGCAGTAAAAGAGACTGAAGATTCATTTATCGTTGAGTATGCGAAAGAGCATGATGACGAAGAAGAAGAAGAAATATCTGAGACTGCTAAAGAATTGATTAAAGACTTCCTTGAAGTTAAATCAGAACTTAAAGCCTACCATGACGAAGACGAAAACAAAGAATATGGAATGTTTGAAGGTTATGGTTCAGTGTTTGGCAACAAAGACTTAGGCAATGATGTTATAGAAAAAGGTGCGTTCACCAAGTCTATTAAAAGAAGAACCCACAAAGGGGTCAAACTTCTATATCAACACAAATCAGATATGCCTATTGGCGTGTTTGACGAAATCAAAGAGGATGATCACGGCTTAGTTGTTAAGGGCAGATTGGCTCTTAAAACTCAAGCAGGTGCAGAAGCCTACGAATTATTAAAAATGGGTGCGTTAGATGGTCTATCAATAGGCTTTAGAATTAACCCATCAGAAGTTTCATACGATAAGCGTAATAACAAACGCATTATTAAAGAAGTAGATTTAATGGAAGTGTCTCTAGTAACTTTTCCAATGAACCCACAGGCAACTGTGAGATCAGTGAAGGGTGAACAATACTCTATTAGGGAATGGGAAAAGGGACTGCGTGATGCATTCAATTTGTCTCGTTCAGAATCAAAGGTTGCAGCAAAAGCTGTGACTGATTGTTTTGGTCAACGAGAGGTTGATTCAAGTCAAGAATTGGTAGATGCCATAAAGAACTTAACTTTAACCCTTAAATCTTAATAGGAGATTATTATGTCCGAGGATATAAAAAATGCTATTTCAGACTTAGGTCAAACTTTCGCAGAATTTAAGAAAGTTAATGACGAAAGACTGGAACAGATAGAGAAAGGCGAGAGTTCATCATATAACGAAGAAAAATTATCTAAGTTGGAAGCCAAAATGGATTCCTACGAAGAAATGAATCAGAAGTTAACTATTGCTGAACAAAACGCTAACGACATCAAAGAGCAAGTATCAAAAATTGAAACTATGGTCTCACGACCTGATTCAGGTTTTGAGTCCAAGCAAATTGATGAATACGTAAACGCTTTTGACGTTTACTGCAGAAAAGGACTGGAAGGTCTTGACCCTGTAGAGAAGAAAGCATTAACAGTCAGCAATGACTCCACTGGTGGTTATCTAGCACCGCCTGAATATGTGAGAGAGTTACTAAAAACAGTAACAGAAATTTCACCTATCAGAAGTATTGCTAGAATCCGAAGCACTGCGTCACGAAG